AAAGACACATTCAAAAAGTCTAGTTTAGCATAGCCCAGATCTTCGGCTTTCTCGTAATCAATACTAGCAACACCTAAGAATGGATCTACAGGAATGTCTGTGGGATATACTCCAGTATTGTGCTTCACTAATTTACCATCACGCAGTATGCTTGCTGGCGTAACTGACAACAAGTCAATGGCCTGTTGCCTGTTTCCAAAGTCAATGTCAATGTCTGACTTAAACTTCATTTAGATAATCCAATATTTCTTGTGTTGTAACAAAGTATTTTTCTTGATCAAATGGCATTTCTTTATTATATACTAGTTCCAATTGGGCATTCAACCAGGACTCTTGTATAAGATTAAAATCTATGATTTTATTTTGTCTATTTTTAACAGCTGCAAGTATATCGTATGCAGCATTGGCCTGATCCACAAATTGCAATTTTTGTCGAAATTCTTGCCACAAATTTTTATAAAACTCACGATCAATACTGCAATAAGGCAAATCAAAATAATCTACAATGCGAGCAATCAAAGATACAAAATCTTCAAAATCATACATAAGTTTGAAATTAACCTCTAACACATCAAAATTATATTTTTGTTTTTTGATCTCTATCATTATACTATTGTAGGAATAGTTTTTAAAATTGAATTTGTAATATTCTCTAAGAATTCCTCGGGGCACAGAGTTTAACTGCTTGACGTCAATTCCGTATGCACGACTTATTAACTCTATGTCATTGACGTGTTCTGTGTTTTTGATGTTGTCGTAAAAATCTACGTGGAAATTTTTTAAATCAAAATTGTAATCGCCGGCACGACCAAAACACAGAAGATTTACCAACAAACAGTCACAATCGTTGGCAGTGATAGAAATCACATCTTGCCCCTGAAACGGTTTGTTCTCTAAGGTGTAATGTTTGGCAACTGCTAGAGTTTTTTTGTAGGGTTGATGTGATGTTCCGTATGTAGTAAACGGTTGTACTTTTTTGGTTTGATCGTCTAGTGCATTGATCGCATAGCATAAAAAATTTCCGTGGAGTCCCCCAAAAAAATCTATTTCAATCATAATCCTGCTTTACTTAGTATGTCTTTGACCCACTCCTTATCGGCCATATAATCCTGAAATTTCTTTTGCCAATGATCAGGATCAATCCAGGGTAATATGATTGCTAGTTGCTCTTCTGATAAGTTCTCAAGAAATTCCACACCAGAAACACAATTGAATATAACCCAAGGACTAATCCGCCCAGTTGTAATATGGTGACAAATACGATTGCTGTTGCCAAACCTAAAATAGTCTCGATAACCATTTTTAAGCTCTGGATGATCATCTGCATAACTTTCCATTTCCTTTAGTGCACGCTCCATGGCGTCTTGAACTGCTTCACGTTTGATATAGTCGTACAACCACTGCTCGTACAATGAGTCTTTGCACCAGTAGTCAAGTTTTTTGTTGTTTTTCAACAACCAATCTGTAAAACTGTTGGTGTTGATGGCACGTATGGCCACCAGGTATCTGCCGTATTTTACAAAAGCATTGTAATAAGAACTAGCGACAAAATCTTCGTAGCTCTTTAATTTGGCCGAACCTTGTGTTGTTTCGTAGAATCTCAAGTATGCACGCAACCCAATCTGTACACCTGTTTCTTTTTCCTGTTGCCACCTACGTTTTTGCTCGCAAAGATGTGCCAGCAAAGTGGACTCTTTACTATAAGATTTATTACAGTATCGACAAGTAAAACTCATAGTTCTTTTTTAATGTCTCGATCTTCCATACCCATTGCTCGTGCATAGGCTTTGAGTTCTTTGGTATCGTTTACTTCGCTGAGCAATCGTAAGTCATCTTCTTTCAAATGCGGATACAAGTTGCGCAGAAACTTGATGGCCTTGTTGTCTGTGGTCTTTTTCTTGGCAGCCAGCCAGGGATGATACTTGACTCCCATACCAGGGCTCACTGTGGTGGCCAACAACCATTGCAATTTTTTATGCTTGCTGCCGCTGATGTCAAAGAAATGTTTGTTTAATCTTTCATTAGTAGCACGTACATACCATTCTTGAAACTCGGGTCCAGCATCTACAGTAGCACCCCACCTGATCATCAAGAATGGTGCAAACTTTTTCTTTTCCTCTGCAGTCAAGTCATCAAAGAATTGTCTGTTCTTGAGATCAAACTGTGCCATTTCGTTTTTGATATTTAATTTATCTTCACTCATACTGGATGGTACATGGTAGTATTGTTGGGGTCATCTTGGCTTAAATAATATATGATTATAGCACGTTCTAGTGCTTCTTGCAAGGCAGGATTGTCCTTTGCAGCACGACGTATATTGCCCCAAAGTTGATCTTCTCTCATGTGTTTGTGCAAGGATCTACCATCTGCAGTACGTTTGTCATAATCAATTTTGTGTCCATTTATGGGATCATAGTCCCACCCAATGGCTTGTCTGGTTGACGGATCTGCACCTATTTCTCTAGCGTAAGTCACACCATCTACACGTTCGTATACATATACTGCGCCTGATTTAAGTTGTCCCATATAATATCTCCTGGCATTGTCTGGCAAATTCTACTTGTACCGCATCGTCAATCACATGATGAACTGGAACTGCTTTACCAGGTTTATTGCTTTGGTCAGCATGATCCCATAAATTCAACTTTACTGCACGGTTAATGTAAGTTTCCATGGTATTGGTCAAATAGTTTGTAGGAAATATTCTATCTCTACAGTCTACGTAGTCCTGTTCAAATCCACCAAAACTAAAACAAAATGGAATATCAAGCAGGGTCAATCTATCAAACATGCCTTGAATAAGAAAGTATGTTTTGATTGAATCGTAGTCAACAAAATAATATTTCAAATGCCCTTCGTAGGCATCAGTGATGTGCTTGACTCCACGCACTCGTAGATATGGGCTGGTGATGTAGGTGTTTTCATTAAACGCCTTCATATCTTCAACTCCCCATGTGCTATTTTTGGTACCAGGCTCGCAATGTTTTAACTCTGCGTTGGTCAGTCCTGACAGGTATATGTTATACTCAGCACGCCATTGTGCTGTAAACAACATGATCACATGTGTAGGCCGATGTTGTAGACCTTGATACAGTTGCACATTGACCATGGCATTGCTGGCACCGCCGCGTGATAAATTTATTATTTCTGCGTTGTGTAATTTTTCACTGAAGTGCAGTCTCGGAAAAGCTGGATCCATTACCCCAAAGCTGTCACCACATACTAATACACGTTTCATTTACCAGGCCTTACTGTAATTGATGACCTCGCTTTGGCGACTAATGTCTTTGATAAAATAAGCACACATGGGTTTTTCACCTTCGGTTAACGGAACTGCGAGTAGTTGCCCGGGCTTTAACTTTGGAAAATACCATTTAACATCTTGATAGATGTCTACAATTTCCACAGGTTTAAACTCTGGTCTAAAACTGCTCAAGGGGTTGAATGTAAACACACTAAAGCCACGGTCGTTGATACTGGTAAGAGGCACTACTTCTAGGTCTCCTAGATCTGGTTCGCCAATCAACAGTTGCCAATCCACTGGCATACGGATAATGTCTTTACCAATACGCAATACCAGCGCAGGACTGTTAAATGATTCTAGAAATATCAAAGGTATATAAAAGTAATCAGGTTCTTTGGGATCACTGTTATCTAGTACACAAAATCTTACTTCGTCTATTTCATCCGGGATTTGATCCATTGGATATGCTTGATTGTCTAAGGTTAGGATACGAATTTTACTTCCAATCATAAATAATATTGCTAGTCGCGATATTGCAAGTATCCACTAGCTCTAACAGTTTATAAGGAACTATCAGTAATGTATTTAAGTAACAAGTACTCCAAGTGCTATGATAACATCATTCATCGAGCAAAGTCAAGAGATTTACCAAAAGAAATATATACCGAGAAGCATCATATTATCCCACGAAGTCTTGGCGGGACCAACAATGTTGCAAATTTGGTCAGATTGACCGCAAAAGAGCATCGACTTGTTCACATTCTTCTCCCTAAGATGACCATTGATCCTGCACACACAAAGAGTATGTGGTATGCGTTATGGATGATGCTACGTACTAAAAATAAAGATCAACAACGGCAAGTTTCAAAAGGCAGAGCATTTGAACTTGCTAAAATACAAGTCGCTGCTGCATTGTCACATCTACATAAAGGTAAAGTAGTTTCGCCCGAAACTCGTAATAAACTATCTAAATCTCGCATAGGCAAGCCAGGTCCAAATAAAGGCAAATCTATGTCTCAAGAACAAAAAAACAAATTATCGATTGCTAAAAGGGGAATTCGGCAATCGCAGGAAACTATAGCAAAACAAGTTGCATCTCGTGCTGGCCACAAACATTTAGAAGAAACTAAACAAAAAATCTCAGAATCCAATAAAGGCAAAATTGTTGTTATTACTAAGGAAACTAAACAAAAGATTTCTAACGCACTCAAAGGGAGACCATCACCTCTTAAAGGGAGACCATCACCTCTTAAAGGAAAACAAGCATCCGCCGAACTAATACAACGGTATAAAGATGGACATAAAAATAGAGAAATTGTAACCTGTCCACATTGCAATAAGACTTTAACAAAACAGAATTATAATAGATGGCACGGAGACAGATGTAAAAACAAATAATTCTATTGCCAATTGGCTTTTTCTATTGTGTACGGATAGTTGGCTTCCGTATAAAATTTCTTTCTACTGGTCAAGTGTCTTTTTGCAAACTTGCAGGTGCTGGTGATGTCCCAGATTTGGACAAAATCTTTATCTTCCGCTTTCCTAATGCCGCGCCCAATTGACTGTATAACTCGTACAAAGCTCTTTCCGGGTTCAACAAGAACCAAATTAAAAATACGTGGAATATTAATACCCACAGCGGCCACACCATAAGTCGCCACAATAATCTTGTCAGATGATATCGCCACCGCGTCATATTCTTCCTTTCTATCTTTTGCTTTAGTTGACCCCGATACAAATACTGCACGATCTCCTAGTCGTTCTACTAGTAGTCGTCCGGTAGCGATACGATCTACTAACACTAGTGTGTTGCCTGTTTTGTTGACTCGGTTAATTAGCTCACGCATATAATCTAATCTACCATCTGTTTCCAACAAGTACTTAACTTCTGTTTGATAGTCTTTGTATTCTACATGATCAACTAACTGCACTATGTTCACATGACAGTTGGCAAGATGGCCGGCCTCTTGTAGGTCGCTGGCACTGAGTTGTCCCACTACAGGACCCAGACTGCAAAATATACTGACCTTGGCATAGTCTTCTTTGGGTATTGTTCCTGTCAGTCCCCAACGGATAGGCGCATGAGCAAATACTCCTGTCAACAGAGTCTTTAATGCATCTGCCTTGGCCATATGAACTTCATCTACCATGATACAGACTACACCTTCAATGAAGTCGCCAATGCCCACTTCGGCTTCGGCATTCTTGGTATTCTTCAACATGTTGTTGAGACTTTGCCAAGTACAAATAGTATGCGTCTTGTTGTATTCTTTACGATCTCCAAAATAAACACCTACGTCTAATCCTAGATTTCGATAGTCATCTTCTGTTTGTGTAACTAAACTCTTGTTGGGCACAATAACAATACTGCGACCATATGGTTCCACACTTCGACTCAAGGCCGCAGTCATGATGGTTTTACCGGCACCTGTGGCAATTTCTTGTAGGCTTTGGGGATTGTTAAAAAAGTTATTTAAGATAGGTATTTGATAGTCACGCAGCATGATAGGTTCGCCTGCTCGTGGATGACCTTTGGGCCATGTCTTGTCAGCAAACATGTCTTCAGTTGCTACAGGAAATTCAAATGTGGTCCTGTAATCCCTAGTGTCATCTATTTCAATATCGTATCCTTCAGCTTCCAGAATGGGAAGTATATCAGGCAATAGATTAATATATGTACTGCCCCCAAGTTGGAAGAACGCAACTTTACCGTCCCAACGTCCTAATCGCACACTTGGTTGAAAGCGTGCCCCTGGAATTTCGTATTTGAATCTGTTGGATAAAGTTTTTCTAGTAGCAAGACTGAGTCCTTCTATCTTAACATTAACTTCGTCTCGTATGATTAATTTAGCGTACAAACTGTTGATCCTTTAGTGTTTTTATTATATACATCTTTTGTAAAGTATACAATCTTTTCGGCTGTTTGAATCCACATTTGCCTATCACCACCAAATAACATGCCAGCGGTACTGATCAATAGGGGAATATGTGCAACAGGATATTTGGGAATTCTATTGGTATAGATCACTTTAGCAGCAAGATCCATTGGTATGCCATCTGTCAACATCTGTATTTGATCGGGAAAGTGCCGGGTAAGTTCAGTCAATATTTTCACATCAGGGCTGGGTTCATATACATAAACAGGGAATCGGTCAACTGCTTTGATATAAGTTGCAAGATCTTCAATCATATCTTCTGTGGCCACTTCACCTTTTAACTGACGGTTAGTGCAAAAACTAGCAAATCGTTCGCCACATTCTGCAGTTACCACTTGAAGTATTTCTTCAGATACCGTATAGCCAAATAGTGGTGCAATGTCTATTAAATGCACTAGGTTGTCGTTGTTTATGCCCCTGTGATGTTGTTTGATATAGTCTATCAAACTTGATTCGGCATTGGTAATCGAAACTGTGCCATTCTTAATAACAAGTTCTATTTTGTAATCTGTTTTTTCCACTGCAAGAATAAGATCCATAAGATCTTGCACACTTGCATCAATTTCAAAATTGTGTTGTTTTGCAAAACTGTAGCAGAAGTTCAAATTCCATTCTGTTAAGTCAGCTTCTTGTAATCGCAGTTCTCTATTAAAGCGTATTTGCCCATGGCTATCTTTGGCAGCTGTACGCATTTGATCAATCATTTCTGTGTTAAATGGATATCGTAGTCTGATTAGATTGTCTTCGACCCATACTCGTGTAGTACGGTCCACTCGGCGTATTGGCATTTTAAAAACAGGATTCTTAACAATACCGATGTCGATATCTTGTTTAGCCAGTTGCCGTTCATAAGTAGCCAATAACTTTACAGCCAGGGCCGCTTGTCTATCTGTGTAAGCAGTCCCGGTCAAACTCTGCTCTGCTAAACTAGGAACAACTTTGGTATCGTATCTAGCCAGACTTATCAGTGGCTCCATAGTAGAGAACAAATAGTTGCGGTCTACTTGTCCATTGATGTTCCTGTAGCCAGCAATGACTTCAATGTATTCTTCGATGTAATTAAATGTAATCATAGATATATTATAACATAGTTATACGAAAGAAAAAACCCCAAGTGTTTCCACTTGGGGCAAAACTACAACCCAGGAGCTAGAACGGATTGTAGGGAAAGGAGAAAAACACAACTTCAAC